CTACCCAGCTCGGTGTTTGTGGTGTTGGGACAATACCCCAAATGTTCACATTGCCGATATACCCAGTTGCCGAAACTCCCGTAACCAGTGTCCTTGCCCCTGCGCTAACGCCTGCATTGCCAATCTGCCCAGTGGCTTGCACCCCTGTGACTTCTTCAACAATAGACAATAGGATGTAAACATTACCAACTCGTCCTACGCCAGCAATACCAGTCGGATAAATCTCAGCCGTACCCGTAACGCCAACGCTACCAACCCCACCAACTGCCTCAACCCCCGTCACAGGGGCATCAATTGCAATCGAGACAGACGCTGTTCCGGTCTCTGCCGTAGCTTCGACCCCCGTTACCGGTACATCCTTGGGTATGGAGACAACTACATCGCCTACCAACCCTGTGCCAGCAACCCCTGTGGGGTACACATTGGCAATACCCGTAACAAATACTGAACCCGTCTGCCCTGTTGCCGCTACCCCTGTAGCCGCTACGTCTATGGCAATCGAGATGGATACAGTACCAACCTCGCCTGTCGCCTCAACACCCGTAACTGGAGCCGTAGCCCCCGCAGATGTTATAACCGTACCAACCTGCCCAGTAGCTTCAACTCCTGTCGGGAAGACGTTTGCCTGTCCCGTAGCTACCAGACTGCCTACCTGACCTGTTGCCGCTACCCCTGTAGCTACTGCAACTGCTGCGCCAGATACGCTAAGTGTTCCTACTTCGCCTGTAGCACTAACGCTAGTACTACCATTTCCCCAGCCTTGGTCCCCCCAAGCTACGCCTGCGGCATTCCAACCACTGAGGGGGACGACGACATCGGACACTTAAAGCCCGTTAAGCAATACGAATAATGGCGTTGCTGGCGTCGGCTGTTGGGAATTGAACCGTGAAGTTACCCGCAGTAGATGTTTTATCCGCACCAAAATCCAAAACCGCAATCGCCTTGTTAGAGGCTGATGCGTCATAAATCAAAGCACCACGGGCGGTAATCGTAGCCGTAGCCCATGTCGTGTCGTTAAAGTCCACGAACGCCGTAGTACCAGAAGTGCTTACCGTCGCTCCTGTTAGCGTGTTACCGCCAGCAGTGTAGCCAGTGCCCACAACTTCGTTAGTCGTTGTGTAAGCAGTAGTGGCTGCACTCAATGTTGCAGAGCTGGTATATAAAGCGATCTTGATGGTATCCGCATCTAAATCAATTTCTCCAGCGAGAAAGTCAGCTTTAGCTGATGTACAAAAGGCTTGTGTGATTGCCATAATGAGGCTCCTTAGTTAGCAGGGATACGGGTCTGCCCCGTACGGTATGAATCGGTTCGTTGTTTACCATCGCCCAGATTTTTCAGCAGTGTCAGTGCTTCCATGTAGCGAGTGTTATACAACGCCACCATATCCGCCTCACCCTTCATGTAGGTTATGGCTTCACACATCGTTCCGTACAGCAACACAGAGTCGAAGTTTTCACTCAACCATGTAGAGCCAGCCGTCACAATGGATTCTGGGTAGTAGTAATAGTGCAGTTCCGCAGAGTACGCGGCATCTGGGGTCGGCCCGAGAATCAACGACAGCTCGTTAATATCCCCAGAGTTAGGACCAAAGATGGCGTAGTACTTGGGCGTGCCGGTAGACGTAGGGTTTGGATACGCTTCCCGCATGAAGTTCACATCCTTGTTTAGCAAGAACGTGTAATCGCCACCACCAGACGGGAACACCGCCAACGAATATGGAGACAAAAAGTCGTCAGGGCAGGACAGATACGGAGAACCTGATGTCAGCGTACCCGTCACGTTCTTACGCAAATTGGCGATCTGCACCGTGTTATAGACACGTTGCTCTGCCTGCTGAATGAACGCGTTTATATCCACTGTGGGAAACGTATTCTCACAGTAATCACTGACTAACGCTACAAGTTCTGAGTACGTCATGCTTTACGCCATCGGGCCTCGTGCCATTGTGCCTTTAGTGGCTGCGCCTGTACCACGGATTTTGATGCCCGTAGTCTTTACGCCCTTCTCTGGGTATCCCGCTGTCTGCGGAACCGGTACTTTTTGGGGCTGTTTTGATTTGCCCTGCATTTCTTTTTTCATAATAACTCCTTACGTTATCGTTACCGTAACTGTACCAACATACGCTCTTAACACCAACACATTTGGCGTTAAACCATCGTCAAAACCACGCGACCCACCAACAGGATTCCAGCCCCACTGGAAGTCACGAGAGCTGTAATCTCCGCCATCAAACGACAAAGACTTATCCACACGCGGGTTCCGTGCTGCCTGCGGGTCTGTAACTGGGTACATGCCCTGCAAGTTCTGCGGATGGTCCGGCTCCCAACACTGCGGGCAGACCTGCAAGTCCGTCGGCTTAGTCCGAACAATCAGCTCTTTCAACTCTGTACGCTTAAAGCGGAACCCACACCGGTCGCACTCGGCGATGGTGTGTTTGCCACTAGCGAACTTCTGTGCTGCCATTCGGGTTTACCCTATGGACATGTAGCGCGGCACAAGCGAGTACGAAGCCTTCTCTCGGTCTTCTGTCGCTGCAATTTCCCACGCTTCATCGTACTGCTGTTTCAAAACCGGCAACCGATCAATACCGCCGGGAATTTTGAGGGCTAAATAGTACGCCAACCCGGCAGTCATACAGGGCAAGAAACGGAACGGCACGTCCATTGTGTTCACGCCATTACCTGCGTCATCAATACGCTTCAGACGCCAGTAAACAAACTGGTAGGGCTGCGTGGCGTCTGGCACGGGCCAGAGAGTAACTGTGGGAATAGCTGCCTGCCGATCAATCCAAGCCTGAATGGGACGCCCCTGAGACAGCTTAGATGGAATAGACGAGTAGGTAGAAACACTAATACGCGACATCGTTAGGTCAGACTGCGTAGCGCTGCTGCCCGCATTGGTGCGGATCACAAACTCCAGCAAGTCAACAGTGTCGGAAGGCAGGTTGTATGTAGCTGTACCAGCAACAAGAGAGATAGAACCCTGCTCAATTGTCCACATGTTGATGCCACGGTTGGCCCAGTCAGCAAACAATAGATTGAGACTGCGACGGGCAGTCTTCAAGTCATAGCCGGTACGCATCTCAGAACCAGCGCGTTCAAAGGCTTCCTCCACCAACTCGGTGAGGTCCATGTTAAATGCCGTGGTTCCTGATGTTGCCATTATCTAAATCTCGCTGTTTTAGCCGCTATCTTCTTTGGCTGGGAGACAAACTGCTTTCCACTTTTCTTCCCGGCCCTCTTGGCCTTGGTGGTCGCTGCATACTCGGCAGGGGTCAAAGCCTTAATAGCCTTCTCGGGCAGATACCGCTCACCCGTCTTCGATGACGGTTTACCGGACTTGGTACGCCATTTCTGGTCAGTCCAGTCCTTGAGCGATTTCTGCGGGTTCTTCATGACTTGTACCCACCACCCTTAGCTTTGTACTGCTTGGCTAGCAACTGCGCCTTACGGGCAGACCATTGACCAGCACCGGTACCCTGAACGTTTTGCCCTTTGATCTTCTCAAACAGGGCTTTGCGCATCCCGGGGTTGGTATAGTTACCCGCCGCATTAACTTTGGACTTGGGCTCACCACCAGCCTTCATAGCGATAGCCTTGGGTTGTTTGGAGGCCATGATAGCCCCCATGCCGCGACAGCCTTTCATCGCATCGTGCCTTTGGTTTTGCCGCGAGTCGCGCAGCCGTCGACACTACCGCCAATACTCATCTTCTTGCCGTGCATGCGCTTTTCGTGCGATTTAACGGCACGAGAGGCAATCTTCTGCATAGAGCCAGTCTTAGCTTTCTTGCCTTCAGCTTTCTCCTTGGCAGGAGACTCAGCAGCCTCATGTTTTTTCATAGCTGCTTTGGATTTGTATTTCTCAGCACCACCATATTCTTTAATCATGTTTTTTCCTTTTACAAAGCCGCCTTTAGCGTGTTTTCTAAACAGTGGTTCTTCGTCGGAAATGTCTCGTTCTTTGAATACGATACCGGGATCAATACTCGTACCGTTTCCAGAACCTTTATACTCCCGCACAATACCGGGATCAATACTCTTACCGTTTCCAGAACCTTTATACTCCCGCACAATACCGGGATCACTGCCTGTACGCAGCTTGCGCAGAAAAGATTCTGTAAATTTATCTTTTTTCTTTTCCGCCATAGCGCCCCCTGTTCCAAATTTACGGCCTTTATCGGCCTTGTTGAACTCTTTACCCACGGACTGTGGGATACCTACTTTCTTAGCAAAAGCTGGGTTATGCGCCACAGCTGCCATCAATTTAGCCTGTTTTTTGCTAGTTGAGGGCACTCTTCTGCTCCCGGATAAACGTATCTAACTTCGTATCTAAACGGTCTAACCGGTCGATCACGCGGTTGATGTCTGTATGGAGTTCACTTCTAGTCACATACTTTTCAGCGCCCTCTTCCCGAGTTTTGCTTAAAAGTATGCTGACGCGCTTAACTTCATCTTGGGATGTCTTAACCCACAAAAGAATTAAAGCAACGACGAGGGATAGCCCCCCATTCCAAAGAATCATGTCCATTTTCAGCAGTTCCACGCTCTAAGGCTCTTGTTTATACGACTGTTCGGGTCTTTGGCTGTCTTTGAACTCGTCAACTTGGACTTCATCCCAGACATTCTGGCGCAGAAGGACTTTCGCCGTGCTGCGTCTTTGTCGGTCTTTGGATTTGGAGCGGGGGCCTTCAGGCCCGGCTTGCCGGGGTTCGCCTTGTTGTAGGAGGCT